TTTCAGCACCGTTGATAAAGACAATTCGCTCACCTGCACCGTGAGTCAAATGCGCGGGCGTCTCCACTCCAAATCGACCCCTGAGTAAATTGCTGATCGTGTACGACCGATTTCCGTTATCAACCACAGTGGCTGCTTGGACGAATTCATTTTTAATCAGAAATAAATTCCGACGGCTGTTAGACAGAATCTCTTGCTCAGTAACACTTGCAAACGGTACGCCCGCTGATTCATATTTCAGGGTGAACGTGACGGAGTTTGCGCGATCCCACACTGACGGATCGGCAGGCGTTCCGAGAGTCGTTGTTGCTGTTCCTAGAGTTGCAGGCACATTCCCTTGAGCAATCTGCTTATAGCCATCACCATAATCAGCGTACAGAGCCCAACCGCGCCAATCACCGTCAATAGAAAGATCGCGCGATACTGCAACGTAAAACCCAGCCACTAAACCATCCGCATCTCGCAAGGGCGGGCTGTCAATAAACTCGATAATTGAATCCATTGTTTGAACATATCGTAAGGTTGACGCAATCGGAATCACATGTGAGCCAACATCATCAGAGTACATCGTCGTTGAATACTTCCGCGCTTGAGCAATAACCACTTCATGATTCGGCTTAATGCGAATTTCCTCAATGCGAGTAGGAACATTAACCAGCCCACCGGAGTCATCAGAGGCGCAAATAACATCACCCTCCTCAAGCGCTAATCCCTGTGGGCCGGTTTCAAGTGCGTTGAACCAGTCGCCTTCCCGGTTCTTTGAAAGATTAAAATTGCCGATTCGCTCTGCTTGGTTCCGGTTATCAATCGCGTTACCGTCAATCTTTAGTGGGTAGATTTTCTTAACTTGCGCTTGATGTACGGGATCGTTGATTCGCAGCGTCGTAACCGCAAAGTCATTCGTCGCATCTCGAAAAGGTATCTCAACTTGGTTAACGCTTGACTGCCTGCTGCCTAGCGGCCACTTATATGTGCCTTTGAGGATGTTAGCGCGCGTGAGACCGGTTTGCTGGAGGACGGTTGAACCGATTTCAGTCCATGTTACGCTACCGTCAACCACGGTTCCACCCGGAGTAGTCGGCCATACAGGTGTGCCGCTGTCAGTAGTTCCCCCAACGGTCGCTTGGTACTTATGACCATTGAGTGGATCGGGCAGGTAAATGTCATTGAGAATAACCGCCGTCGATGGCTGCCGCATCGGAAACACATCCTGCGAGTTCGTCGCAAACGACATTGCCACCCGGATCAACTCTTCTGCGGTAGTGTTAAAGGAGGGGGGTAGTGCAGCACCGGGCAGAGGTAACGCATTGATGGAGAAGTCAGCAGCATTCGTTCTCGTAGCCTGATACCGCAGTTGAGTTGATCCAGTCTTTTCACTGACAAAGAATTGCCGCGCAGTAACCCCAGCAGGAAATGCAGGAAGCGCACTAACGTCAATTTTCTGGTTTGCAGTTAGCGTGATCGTTGCTAAGAGTGTTAAAGCCGTTAGGCCGTTAGCGTTCACATCTGCGTATGCTACTTGATATGTTCCGGCCTGTAAAGAACCTGCTGAAGCGGCAAGGGTTGGCGCGGTAGTAGGATCAGCGATTGGGCCACCGTGGGCTTTCAAAAACGCAACACCAACATTCAACGCACCATGCTTACACTTGATCGTGATGACGCTTCCAACCACCGTTGCGGCAATGTACTTCGAGATTCGCTGAGTCGCGTTAATGTAAGCAGCCAGCATCGTGGCGGCGGTATCGGTCGTGTCGTTTGAGCCAAGAATGTAGCCAATGGAAACCCCGTCAATCGTAGCGGTAATTGACCCTGAAGGCGTGCCGCCGATGGTTATAGTCCCAGACGCCTGTACAGTAGTGCTTCCTCCGCTCAGATTTGCCTCTGAAGCCGTCGCAGTGACCGATCCGGTAGATGATGCGGCCAGGGAAATGGAATTGCCTGAGGTCGAATAATCGGCAGAAGTAACCACGCGCTGTTCGGAGTGAGTCTGCCCGCCACTGAGGACAATTCCACCCTTGAGTAAATTAGGGCCGGATTTCCACGGGGTAACATCCAGAACAGGAACCGACGTTGCGCCAACCACCGTAGCTGAGCGTAACCGCGTAGCATCCGCTGGCTTCTCACTATGTATCTCATACTTACCTTTACCATTTACTTTCAGATATAGCTTAGCGGCTGGGTTGATGACCTTGTAAGCCAAGTCAACAGCGCGAATCTCACCAGTGATCGGAAAGTTCACCGTGTAGCGCGGCCGGAGCATTGGCTGAGTCGCGTTTCGAACTGTTCCCGGCAAGTCGTCTACACAATCACCAGTCTCAGGGTCACGGTGCTGGCCTATTGGACAACGAATCGGGTCAATCGGGTCTATCGGATCAAACCCAACGTAAGGCCCATCCTCAATCTCAAATGCTTCCCGGTCAAGAATCGAGCCGGGAGTGATTAACCCGGATGAGCGATACCGTCTGAATGAGATACCAGCTTCAGGAAGATCGACATTGTTAATAACAATCAACTGCCCTTCGTCCATAAGCGGCTCATCACAATGCTGAGCGGTTAAGACGTTGACCGAATCCTCCATGAATGCAGGGTTGATACCGATAAACGCCGGATCGGTTAGAATAAAGCGCAAGATGTGAACCGGGTTGTTAGTCCAACCTTCGAGCGTGTATTCGCCATTAGTATCCGGTAGCGGCACGCGCCGCCCCAGCACCATCGCGGTTACTGTGGGAAGTTCATTGAGAACATTCGGATCGCTAAGTGACGGATTCTGAAAATACTCCGTAGGTACAATTGCACCTTCAACATAAGCGAGATGCGAGAACTTACCTCCACCGCCCAGATCAACCTGACCTGTGTTCCCCTGGTTCGTTCCAGTACCACCAAGATCACCTAAGTGAACTACAGCAGGAGCCGGTGGAGTGGCAAATGAATTGATTGGATCACTTAGTCCTGCCTGTCGCGTTTTAATGTTTTCAACCGCCGCAATCGGCCCCCTGCAAACCGCCCACAAAGCAGAAATAAATATTCCCTTGTCTAAAGAAATAAACGGAATCAACTCCATTTGACAGCGGCCCAAGACTTCAGGGATAGGTGAGCCGTAAGGAGTGTTATCGATAGATGAATACTGCTCGGTTTCTCTAACCTCTTTGCGCCCGCCAAGCAGTCGCGCTAAAAGAGAGAACCGTCTTAAAAACCCTCCCGAAGCTGGTGCAACCGGATACGTGTATGTTCCCGACACTGAAACAAATGGGATGCCTTCGTAAAGGTCGTCTCCCGGTAAGCGGCCTTCAGGATCATCCACCGTGAATTTGCTGGGCGGCAGGGTTTGATTGATGTTGCCGAAGTCCTGACGGGCGGTGAGTATAAATTTCCCTTTATCAATGTCACCGGGTTTTTCAGCACGGCCATGAAACTCGGCCCGGCTATCATTCGTCACCGCAGGTGCAATGCAGCGAATGCAAAGAAGCAATCCTTCAATAGTTGTCGTTTGCGCCCACGTAGCAAGGTATCGGCTGATGTTGGAAAATTCAATCGTAACGGTGTTGGTCTGTTCGCCAACATTGAGAACAATATCCCCGCGCGAGATTACCTCACGTCGATAGGCAAATCCGTTCCATGTCATCTCTTGACCAGCAAACCGCTCAAGCGCGTCAGCAGGATCAAACCCAGTCGGGCCGGGAACATAGTCAGAGGCATAAAATTCGTAACCATCGACTAGAACACGCGGATCGCTCTGGCCTTTATCTAATTCTGCTTGGAATTCTGGTGTAAAGCTGATCATGGAAACTTTGTAAGCTCAATGACGCGAGTATGAATGTGAGTTTTGGTGTGCGAGACTTCGTACTTCGTATATCTCACGCCAGCATAAAGAGTCGTGCCTATGTCTGACCGTTCACGGAAATTAAACGAGTGCGCGGAAATACCTTCAGATTCTAACCACTTGGCTGAGGCGAAATGAGAGTCGAGAATTGCAGCTTTAGCGGTGGTTAGGTTGCGGTAAACAAGTACCCATGTTCGCTGCCCATTACCGCCATGTTGAAGTGCTGCATCAATTCCACCGTCATCGTATTCGGTTTTACCGCCGTTGAATTGCTCCGGCAGCGGAGTGAAGTCCGAGGGGCGAGGATTCGAAGCCGAAACTGAGTCCATAGGGAATTCCGCAACAGCCATCTACACATCCTCCCCTTTTTGAATCTTCCGCATTGGGCCGTTGACTCTTACGCTTTCAACCGCCACTCTTTCCACCATGTATCTAAATCCTTCCGTGGCTTCGCCCTTGATAACGACATTGACTACGGGTTGAAATGCACTACTTGAGCGCCGATTTACGTCTATCACTTCCGGCCCTGAGCGCCTTGGCGCAGACTCTCTTCCGCCTTGACCCGTTCCAGTACCGCCGCCTTTGTCGTTGAACGCATTACCCGCCACCGCTCGGCCTGCCGCAGCAGCAACCCCTGCAACGGCTCCATAAAGGGCCGCTGCCTTGAAGTGGGCCGCTGCTTTAGGCGGGGCAATGAATAGGGCCGCAAACCCTTCCGCGAGTTGAAAGATCGCCTTGACTGCTGCCTCTTGTGCGATTGCCGCAAGAATTTGAGCGGTAACTTTGCGGATATTGGTTCCCGCGCTTCCATAAAGCACCCAAGCTTCTACTACCTGCCCGATAGCCTGCCCTAGTCCACCAAAAGCTTCCGTGAGAGCCTCAAGCCCAGCTAAGGCGGCAACCTGCGAGGCTCCTGTAAGATTCTCGTTAGCGAGATCAAACAACTTCTGCATCTCGGTGCGAGTGTCATTGCCCGCTAGTTCCATTGGCGGAGGCGCTGGGCCAACCTGGGCTTCGATACGCTCACCCTGCGCCCGCCTCAATGCCTCAACATGGCCCTGGATATCTGCATCTTTAATCGCTCGGCTGATTTCTCTCAACCATTCTAAATAAGCAGTGCCCGATCCGGTCGGATCAATAAATTCCGCTAACTTTTCATGTAGACCTTCAAACTCGCTTCCAAGTTCTCCTAGAGATGTATCGGCCTCGCGGTTTAAGGCGATCATCTTAAGAATGGCGTCGTTGTTTTTAAGTAGGGAAAACGTGGCAGTGTCAATCTTCGCCCCGGCCTGTGTAAGCGTGACGGTGAGTTGTCGGATTTGCTTATCCCATTCGTCATCATTCAAAACAGCATCGCGGATAGCCTCGTTCTGCCGCGCAATAAAATCGGTAACCGACTTTAGTGCGTCCATTCTGACCTTTTCGGCAGCCGTTACTTTTTCAAGGCTCTCAATCTCACGAGCCTTCGCTTGAATTAATCGCCGTTCTACTGGAGTTGCCGCCTTATACATCTCATCAAGCAAAACGATCTGAAGTTTTGTGAGATTGTTCGACTTGTCTCGCAGTTTGTTGTATTCATCGGTAAGTTGATTGAGTAACCTTTGACCGGCGGAAATCTTGTCAACCGATCCTCTTCCCCCTCTCGCTCCTCGCGGAACACCACCAGCCCCGCGCGTACCAGGCCGAAGCCCCGCAGGAAGTGCAAGGTCGCCGCTGGATTCAATTTCTGGCCCTAAAAAGGTAGAGCCAAGTCGCGCAAAGGCAATCTTCTGCGCGGCTGAAATAGACGCTGCTGCCTTTCTGGCTTCAGCATTCTCCCAAATGCGAACAACCTGTTCGGCGACTGCGCCTTGACTTCTGAGCGCGTCCGTCGCCTCCGATGTGGCAAGCCGCGCGGCCTCTGTAGCTCGCCGCGCTGACTCCATTCCTCCAAAGAAGTCACCCGCCGCTATTTGCGCGACGGCTTTCAAGTTCAAATACAGCGCACGCACTGCTTCATACAAAGCGATAATCGCATGCGTCCATAAACCAATAATCGAAATCGCTCCGGCGGCTACCAGCCCAACAACATCACGAACAACATAGAACACCTCAACCACGCCATCCCAAACGGTAATTATTTGATTACCGGCGGTGGTCATGTTTTGCTGGAACTCTTTCGATTCAGTTGATAATTTTGCTAACGCTAAGGCGGTTTCACTCAACCGCGCATATAACGGCGCAAAGGCGGTCGCAGAAGTCTGAAGAAGCGCGTCTTTAATGTTCGACATTGCTCCGGCAAATGTCTTTGACTGCGCCTCCATGAGTCCACCAAAGTTTTGTTGTGAGAACTTCTGGAAAGCAGCAAGAAATACATCGGCAGAGATTTCCCCTTGCTCTACCATCTTTCGGAGTTCAACTTGTGTCTTGCCTAATTGAGCCTCAAGGATTTTCCAGCCTGAAATACCCGCCTCAGCCAGTTGGTTAAATTCCTGACTCATTACCTTGCCCTTTGACTGAATCTGTGAGAGAGCAAGGGTGACGCGATCTAACCGTTCTGAACCACCACCAGCAGCCGCAACCGCGTTGCCTACGTCAGTAAGGATTGGAATAACCTGCTCGGCTCGGAAACCAAGCGCTTGCATTCGTTGCGAGGCATCAATTAATTCCCCAAACTGGAATGGCGTCTTAAGGGCAAACTGCTGGAGAGCTTTAAGATGCTGCTCGGCGGCTTGTGCACTACCCAGCATCGTCGTGAATGCGATTCGCGTACTCTCTAACTTGCTGGAATAATCAACCCATGCGGAGGCGGCGTTGCGAATCTCAGATATTGCAGAGACGCCGATTAACGCAGCAATCCCACCAGTAGCACCTGCGAGGAGCGCAAAGGATCGGCCAGCGGACTGCGCTTCCCGCGCAGCCGCGCGTCTCGCTCGTACCTCTTCTGCTAATTGCCGTTCTAAATCACGCGCCGCGCGTCGCCCTTGACGTATTTTTTCATCCGCTAGGCTTTTAGCGGCACGTTCTTGAATCTTAGACTGCTTCTCAGCTTCACGAGCCGTCTGAGCCTCAATTTTTTGAACTTCTTTAGCAGCACGATCCGCCCCGGTAACTCGCGTTTGTTGTTGAGCTTGTTGAGTTTTCGCCGTTTGGCTTAATTCAGAACGCACCTGCGCCATCGTGCCTTTGAAGTCACCGGCGCGTGGAGTGATCTGAAAAATCAACTCGGCAAGTGCAGCCATTTCTTAATTCGGCTCTTTACTTCCTACCAATGTTATCGTGCCCTCATCCTCTCCTAAGCTGCTTTCTGGTTGACCGCCAAACGCCCTAATCCAAAACTCCCTGTCTCGCTTCTCTCGCTCGTACTCCCGTTCACGTTCCTCTTTAATCAGAAACGTAGCAGCAGCTATATCCAGCTCCCGCGCCACTGACCAGTCTTTTATATCAAGCAGGGTACTCGGCGTCTGACTGAATACCTGCGCTGTCCGTGCTATGTCCTGAAACGCTGGGCTGTGGACGAAAGGATTCTACGTCAGCAATCTCCACCTCCCCGCTTCCTACTGGAACCTTTAAATTGAAATAGCCGGTCATTCCGTAGTTAAAGAGAAACCAGAAGTCGTCACCAATATCATCTGGGCCGATTTCATCCCGATCCGGATGCGGCTCGCGGACTAGCTTCGGAGAAACCATCATCGCGCATACCAATTCACGTGCGAAGATCATCACGGCAGCTAATTCGTCATCAGACATTTTGGCAAGCGTTTGCAAGCCGTACTCCTCAGGCGATAGCGTCGCCTTCTCTTGTTCGTCCTGCTCCTTCTGCTCCTTGCTGGCGTACTTGGAAAACGTGCGAGCTACACGCCCGGCGCGCAGCATAAACTCCGGCCCCGGTCGGCGTACTTGCACAACCTGACCTGAAGGGCATTCTAATGTTTCGGTTTTCCTTGGCTTCCAGCCACGACCATTTGAGGCAGACATAAAACAACTCCTTTGAAAAAGATCGGATTAAATTGTTTGCGCCAGAGGATGGCTTGGAAAAGAATGCGGGTATGTCGTAGCAGAACGTGGCCTCTCAGGATGAGACTCCAAAGGCCACTAAATGTTAAAATATAAACGGCCCGCAAGAGAATTCACGTTCTCAAGCGAGCCTTGCCATAACGCGATCTCGTTACCGGAGACCATGCCATGACCGCTCCAAATCTTACTAAAGTTTGTAGCAAATGCCATCTTGACTTACCGCTGACCGCTTTCCATAAACAGCGAAAAACTACTGACGGGTTACGTCCTGACTGCAAAGAATGTCGGAAAGGTGAATCAACTTCGTACTACCAAAAGAACAGAACTCGCGTGCTCCTACACGTCAAGACCTATACGAGCCAAAACAAGGCGCGACTGGCGTTGTACCACAAGCAATGGCGCGCGCTTAACAGGGAATCGTTCCTCCGAAAAGCTCGTGAAAACTATTGGGCTAACAAAGAGCGTCACAATCAAACGAGTCGCAACAACCGAATTGCCAGCAAAGAACGATATGCCGCGACAAGGAAACTCTACGAACTAGCCAACCCCGATATAGTGCGTTTCCACAAAATGCAACACGAGAGTCGGAAGCGTAACGCTCCGGGTAGATGCACGTCAGAACAGTGGCGCAAGAAGTGCGCGTTTCACGGTTGGCGCTGTATCTATTGCCGCGTCGCGGTCACGCCTAAAACAGCAACCATCGAACACCGTAAACCGTTATCGCGTGGCGGTAGTAACTGGCCTGCGAACCTTGCGCCTTGCTGTAAGCAATGCAACCAATCAAAGAACTGTAAAACCGAAACGGAATACCGCGCCTATATTTGCTTCCAAAAATTGAATACTGTGTCTGTCGCGGCTCGTGATGTGATGCCGTAACCACGAAACGCCACCGGGTTGTTACCCAGTCCGCGCCGCCGGATTTGGTTTGCAAGTCCTGAATCGTTCTTGGACTTGTAAAGGTTGTACACCATGTACTTTGTTGCGTCGTTCTTAGTCGGCGTAATCAACGCGCAGGCTGTGAACGCAATCGTCGTAATGCCGCCCTGAATCTGCTCGTATCCCGCAGCAGTTCCGTAAGTGCCGAAACCGGAAACAAGATGCTGAAGCACGCCGCTGATGTCCTGCGTTTGGACAAGGTTCGCAGCTAGCGCCACGGCCAGTTCAGACACAGCCGTATCAATCGGCGCAACCTGTTCGTCTACCGTGTGATCTTCGGTTGACGCCGCAGCAGTCATTTCCCAACCTTCAGAGGTGTGACCTAAATGCTTGGCGCTGGGGTTAGCCGTCGCGTCAGGTGTGCCATCGGTAAACAAAGTGATGCGCGCACCTGCACCCGGTATAGCAAGGCCAACCCAGAACCAACCATATTGATTGGTGATTTGCGCGGCGTTAAAGTTTAAGGCTGATGCTGGCATTGAGTTATCCTCTCTTTATTCTTTCCAGTGCTTCGCCAACTGCGTTAACAAGATTGTCTTGATGCTGCGCCTGTTGCTCATGCTGACGGCGAGCGTATAAGTCGTCTGCTTGATCAGCGCGGCGCTTGTTCTCTTCTACGGAGCGCGACAGACTGCGTATGTCAAGAGCTTGGTTCAATTCCACATCGCCATATCCACCCGCGCGAGCGATTGCCCGAAAGTCTGCCTCGGCCTTCGCCGCGTCGCCACCATTCTCGTTAAATAGTTGGCGGTAAGTAACCGCTGCGCGTTCGCCGGTCTCAGGGTCAACGCCGGGCGCTGTACCGCGTTCTTTTGCCAGCCTTTTGCTGCGGGCAAAGTCCGAGTTAACTTCCGGGTTGTTTTCAACCTGAGTCAGCGCCGACGCTGCTGCCTTTTTTGCTGCCGGTGATGCATTCGGATCGCGCAAGACTTCGCTTGCCGCTTTAGCCGCTTCCGGTGAAGTTGTTTCTGCCATACAAATTCTCCTACTTTTCTCCGAAATGAATTCTAATCTGCAACTCTACCTCTTGAATGAAATCCGTTCCTTTGGTCTTGTGATGAAAGTATTGATGATCGATTTCAAGTTCATAACCAACCGTTACTGATGCTGTTGGTAACAATTCAAGTACACCTTTTCTGATGACCGCCTTAAATGCTCTCACGTATCGCTCACTCCTTACTTTGACCGCTGCGGCTGATGAGTCCTTAACGACTATCCCTGCGCCTATTACTACGATCTGGTCTAACCATTCGCCGCTTTCGGTTTCACGGCTTACCATGCGCTGGGGGCCAGCAATAAGCAGCGGGTAATTGAACTGGTCAAGATTTGCCCGTGCCATCACGGCGAACTTTGGGTAAGCCGACGCTGCGTAAAAGTAATCAAGCGCAGGCTTCATGTCCCGTTCAACTACGACGAATAACTTGTCAATGATCTGGGACTCAGTAACTTCCTCAAACAGCGGCGCAAAGGGCATTAT